AATGTATAATCTATTGGAAGTTCTTCACTTTTAGTTTCTTTAAGTATAAGTTTAGCTTCTTCTATTACAGACCCAGTCTTTAAAGATGATAAATCAAATTTTATTAAAGCTCTAGATACATCTTTAATGTTACCATAATAAACTTTACTTATTTCCATTATTTCATCAAGCCCAGTATTTTGATTGGGTTGCTGTAAATAAACCGATGCATCTTTTGATGCTGTTAAAAAATTGTATGCCATTATCTTGCTTTACCTTTTATGTCTGCATCAGGATGCTTAACTTCAAAAATAGATGGGTCTAAAGATGGATATATAATTTTATCTTTAGTTGCTGCATCTATGTTATACGAATTTGGTGAATATTTTCCTCCACATTTATTTGTAATAGTAACCATTGGTACTGAAGATACACCTTCAACATTTGCTATTAATAATTCAACTTCACTTAGATTTATAGTTTGATTGAATGTCCAATTATCAATTGTAAAATACTCTTTCAATGCATTTATACAATTAGTTACAACCTCAGATTTATTATAATTTTGATATGTTATTATTTCAAATTCAACACCAATATTTATTATAAATCCATCATTAAAATTAACACCATCCGTTAATATTTTATATTCATTTAGATATGTTTTTAAATTTTCTTTAACTGCTCTATTCAATGTAGTTAAATTATAATTATTATCATATCCTAACATATAAAGATTTATTGCAAATGGATTATTTTTCTCATTTTCAGTTTGTGTTTTACCAATTAAATAATTTTGCAAATCACTTTGTATTTTTAACATAGATGGTTCATTACCATTTTTAGTAGCGTTTACCATATCCATAACAATACCAGTAAATTGTTGTAAATTATTTGGCGATGCTAATATTGATGATGGTGAATTATTATCTAAAGTACCATCCGCAGTTGCATATGCTTTAGCTATTGCTCCATATTTGGAAGGTAATGATAATGCTCTAATTTGATAATCTTTTGCGGTTACTGCTCTATTTTGTGCTCCAAAATTTGCTAATGCATTTTGTCTAACTTCTTCTATTGTTTCACCACGTCTACCACCCATAGCAGGAATTTCATTATCAACAGCTATCGAGTTTTTTAATGTTTCATATGTAGCTAATTCTGCATCTGTCAATCTATATGAATCTGGTATATATTCTATTTTGTTTATAGTTTTTAATTGCCCAACAGCAACATTTGATTCAACACCACCACCTACTAAATACTTTACAGTAATAGTTGTGTTTGATGGAGATGTGCCATATGTTTTTGTTTTTAAAAAATTTGTTGGGTCAAATGATTCTTCCAATCTATTAATAGAATTAGGTAACCCAAGTCCAACATTTTTAAGATTTGGAATTAACTGCTCATCACTAGCAGTTGGGTCACCAGCGCCAAATTGTAAAGTAGTAGTACTATCCGTATTTATTTTTGTAGTAAATCTTTTTGATGTTTTAATTGTTTTTAAAACATATGGTACAGTTGTTTTAAACTGATATAAATCTGGGTCATTTGATTCGGTATTTGGATGGTCTATAAAAACCATTTCTTGTGCCAAATATGGAACTTCATACCATTTATTATTATTAGAATCTCTTACATCTTGTATTTGTATTACATCATTTTCAGTTAATCGTATTGTTTGATATGGAGAATATGAACCAAATGTAAAATCTTTTGTTACAGCCGTACCAGATATAACTTTAACATATTTTTTTGCTAAATATAATGTAACTTCGCCTGTATTAGAATCTCTTTGATATGGTATTACATCTCTATTTGTTTCATCTGAAAAATCAACAACATCAGTTGTTGTAAATGATATTGAATTTTGGTTAGATGCAACTATCATACCCTCTTTTATTTTAAAATAAAATCTTTCATCTGGTTTATTATTTACACCATTTCCAATAGCAGGAACTAATTGATATACAGAAAGAGTTGTTGTTGCTGGACTTGTTACCTTTGGTTTATATCCCAAATATTGTGCTAATGCCAATACATTATCAATATCTTCTGCATATGTAATTAAAGATTCTTTAAAAGTATCATCTATATAAAAAGATAAAACATCGCCAACATAAGATGCTAACTCAATAAACATTGTACCGGGCGATGCAACACTAAAATCATTATGTGTTTTTGGAAAATAAGTTTTAGCAAACTCTATAAGATTATCTCTAAAAGCATTAAAGTCTTTATTAAGATATTTTATATCCTTTCCGTTATTTTTAAATGTTTTATTTGATGAATTTATTGCCATTATTTAATTATTGTTGAATACTAAATTGAACTTCTGCCGTTTGTTGTGTATTTTTTAACATAAAACTCAAAGATATACCAACAGTATTATTATCTTTTTGTGCATCGCTCATTGTAACATTTATTTGAGATATTTCAACATCAGGAACCCAAGTTGTAACTTCCTTACTTATTATATCTTGTATTTTACCATCTAAAGTATCATCTTCTATATCAAATACTAAAGAATATAAATCAGTTCCAAAATTTGGTTGTTGAACTCTTTCTCCTTTTATTGTTGAAAATAAATTCATCAAATTAGCTTTAGCTTGATTAAGAACTGTATAATTTAAAGAATCATATCCAGCTATTCTAATAGGAACAGTCAACCCTAATGCAAAATCATTAAATGCTTTTGTTTCAATTACCGGTTTATTTCCTAATACAATTGCCATTATTACTTTTTAAATCTTTTTACAAGTTCAGAATAATCTCTGTTAAATGCTTTGTCCAATTCCGCAACTCCTGTGTTTACACCCAATCCACTTGGTTGAGGTCCTTTTGCTAAATCCCCATATCCCATTTTTTCAGCAATTGCAGTTCTACCTACAATTGAACCCATATCACCTTGTCCAAAATTCATAGTTCTAAATCCACCATCTCCTTGCGGAATACCTCCTCTGGTTTCATTCAGAATTTGGTTAATCATTGGATTTTTACTAAATGTTTTTGGTTGTACATTTTGTTGAACCGATTCTTGTATTGGTTCATCTCCCAAAATAGCTTTAGCCATTGAAATACCAGTTGATTCCTTTTTAGGGGCTGGTTGTTTACCTTCACTTAATAATCGTTTTACTTCCTTTTGTACGGATTCTTTGATTAACGCAGGTAATTGCTCCTTCAATTCCTCTTTTATAAGGATTTGGATAGCTTTTAATAGTTTATCTGTGTTCATATATTGTTTTGTTATGTTTATAAATATTTGAATTAAGTATTTTTAAGATTTACTAAATTATTTTATACTATTGATTTGTGCAAGTGTAGTATTTGCCGTAATTGTAATTCCACTACCTTTAAAGAAGTTAATTACAAAATTCGTATATGAAGTTGGGTCATTACCAGTTTTATACACAGTACCATCCCTCTTTTTTGCCATAACTGGAGCGTATGTTGATAGATATTGAAACAATGTATCTGATGTCTTATAGTATGGTGATTTGTTTTCAAATACAGGTCCCAATACTTTGTTCCATTGTGCTTGAACTCCTTTATCCAAAGTATCAAATTTACCAACATTATTACCATCAGTACCAACATTACCTGGATTATTTGTTAAGAATGATAATGAAGCACCAGGATGCCAATCTCTTTTTGGATTTGCAGGGAAGAAACCTTCGTTTTGAGTTTGTGCTGCCATTAATAATCTAATACCTTTTGATTTGTCTGCATGAACTTTGTTTAAAACAGGTAAATATATTTTCTTTATAGTATCATCGGCAGATAAAGGTCCTCCACTATATCCACTATAATCTCCTATTATTGCTGAACCACCAAACGATGTATTTGCCTGTGTTATTAAAGGTGCCCAATCAGTACCTTTGTTAAATTTACCCATAGGTCCTTCATTTATAACTTGGTTTCCTCTAACAATTCCTGCGGTTGGTATTGTAAAATCTTCATCATCCGATGTAGGAATATCAGGCGGTGAACCTTCCGGCCTTCCTAATTTATAGTTAGTTTCTAAAGTAGGAGTTGTATCTGGGATTGATTCTGCTGCTGATTGTTTAGCCCCTTCCACTAAAAATCCTGTCCAAGCTATTACGCCAGGCAGAGGTGCGCCCAATGCGGCAGGATATGATGATAATGTTCCAATACTGCCACCAACTGTTTTTAAATGCGCTTGAGCATATTTAATAAACTCATCTATTAATAATCCAGGTTCGTTATTTGGTTGTAATGCTGACATTTATTAAATAATTATGGTTTCTTCCAATTGTTGGTATTAATTCCATACTGGTCACCCGATAAATCTAATTTTTTACTTATACTATTTTTTTGTCTAAAACTACCGGCAGCAGATGCCTTTGGCCATACAAATCCTGTAATACAATTCATATGCGCTTTTTTCTCATAACAACCTTGCCCATTTGGTCCTGTTGTATTTCCCTCAATGGTAGTTATTTGCCCATCAGCTGCTATTGATTTTACTATACCAATATGGTCTCCTATTTTAACTGGTCCGCCTGGCCAGTCATATACTATTGCGGCACCTACTACTGGTTTATCACTCCATTGACCATTTTTTTTAGCCCAAGCTATCCAGTTTGGCACCCAAGCAGGGTTATCATCCGTTGGCATTCTTTCAGCTCCTGCAGTATCCCACCACCAAGTAACTGCAGATGCACACCAAGCATTTCCACCACCTAAATTAACATGCCCTAATATTTCTCTGACTCTAGGTCCATTATCTTCTCCTTCTGTTTCCATTGCAACACCAATATCCGCACTTGCTGCGGCTACAATTCTAGCTCCCAAATCCATATTTGGTGTAAAATTTGGTGGTGTATATGGAGCTTGAATTCCTCCACCAGCCAAAACACCACCTTGTTGTGGAGGCCAAGCATTACCAGAATTAAATTTACCCATAGGTCCTTCGGTTATTATTTGATTTCCCCTATCAATTCCATCTACTGGTATTGAAAAATCTTCACCAGTTTCTAATTTTCCTTGCTCTGTTCTAATTTTATCTTCGGTTGGTCCTTTCTCTTGCTCAGTTGCAGTTTTTAATTTTTCTGTATAGTGTTTTAATTGTTGTTTAGATTCTTCTATTTGCTCAGGCGTTAGTTTAAAATCGCCACCTCCACTGGAATCTCCTTTCCATTGTCCAAAATTAGTAACTGTTACAAAGGTAGCTGATAAATTTGTGGTAGCACTTAATGGTAATGTTACGGGAATTGCTGGTCCAACATTCATAATAACACCAGACCAATAAGCCTTAACACCCTCACCCATATTACCAACCAAATCATATGGGTCTTTTGAATTTTGTCCTTTTTCCAATGCCATTTTAAACATTGATTTCATAAGTTCAAAATTTGTACTTTCCCTTACTGTTTGATTATTTTGTCTATCACGTCCACTCTTTATGGCATTATCATATTCAGTTGCGTATATATTAGCAACAGTATCTATATCAGTTACTCCCGGAGTTACTTGTCTTAATACATTATCTTTAAATTTTTGCCAAGACATTTTTAAGCTTTTTTCATAGTTTCTATATAAGGGTATTCATCTTTATGTCCTTGTATAAATAATTCAACTGCTCTTTCTTCAGTTACTCCGCCTGTAAATTTTAGTCTAGTTTCAGGTTGTCCGTGGTCATATAATGTTATTGCTCCTTTTGAAAATTCATAAGTATAATTATATGCTTCAGGTCCAGGTTTAGGTCTTTTTGCAAATGGGCTTGGTTTTGGCTGAGGTGGTGGTTCTGTTTTTTTATTTTCTTCTTCTGCTTTTTTAAATTTTTTTGGAGTTGGTGCTTCTTTTAATGGTAATTTAGGAGGTTTTGGATATTCCGGTACAGATGGCAATGGTGGTTTTTTAACCATACCTTTTAATTTATCTGCTTGCTCTTTTGCCTTAGCTGCTTTATCAGCTGCTTCTTTTTTAGCAGCTTCAGCTTGGTCTTTTGCAGAACCAAATAAACCTTTAACTTCTGAAATTGCTGCTTGAGCTTGGGCCTTTGCACCATCTACTGCTGCTTTTGCTTGTTCTTTTGCAGCGTTAGCTAATTGACTTGCTTCAGATTTTAAGTTTCCAAATAATCCAGTAGCTTGTGATTTTGCAGAATCTGCCATTCCATTTGCTTGAGCTTTAGCATCAGTTAAATTAGATGTTATATTATTTTTTATATCAGCCATATTATGATGTTTGATTTAATTTACTTAAAATATCATTCAATTTAGATTTTATTGAACCAAAGGTTGGATGATTTTCTGGTCCTATTTTTGTTGGACCAGCTGGTGTCAAAAAGTTCATCTTTAATATAGCATCAATTAACTCAGATAGCAAATCAACCAATTTTTGTCCTTTTACCATTGGTTCTAATTCTTTATTTCCTAAAAATATATGTCCATTACCGGTAAACATATCAATATCTCTATCATTTGTTACAATATGAATTGTATCGTGTACACTAACATCAATTCCTAATTTATTATCAATTGACATACCACCATCTGAAATAAATCCATAATTCTTTTTTGAATAAAACATCATTTCACCATTCTTAGCAGATAATATTATTCTTCCAGAATTTAAAAGTAATTGGTCTCCTATTAATTTTGATGGATAATTAGAAAATGATTCTGGCTTTGTTTCAAAATCAGATATACCTTTATCATTTACTGTACCAGGTAAAAATGGTAATTGATATTGGTCTGATGTCAATGCAATTATTGTACCATCTCTATTTATATCTTCTTCTATACTTTCTTTTAATGATACATTTGTAGTTGCTAATGAGTTTTGTCCATTTCTTAAAATAATAGTTGGAGAATATACTGGTATTGGTTTACCATCTTTATCAGTACCAGCTAAATTATTATATGCAGAATATCTTAATGATTGTCCAAATCTAGATTCAAATATTGTATCACCTTCAAATACTTTTAATGTATGTGCTGGGTTTGGTGAAAAATAATTACCAAATCCATCATATTCCGATGATTTTGTACCATCTTTATTTCTTTCTATACCAGTTTCTGCTACTCTTTTGTATTGTTCTGTTTTATCTTGCCCACTTTCATTTTCTCTGTGTGGTGTGTAAAAAGAAGATATTGCTTTAGGGTCTGCGTTATTTCCATTATCATATTCCGTACCCGTTCTTTTATAAAAATATGTTCCTATTTTATTACCATCAGATATTACTTGATATAATTCTACTCTTTCATTTCTAACAGGTAAAGATTTACTATGTTTATCAAATGGAAATGCTATTTGTAAATCAGTATCTACAGTTTCGGTATCTCCTTGTATTCTAAAAATTATAGCACCTATATATGATGAATCCGTTGCTCTAGGGTGTTTTTCATCTAAAATAACATCATATACAAATGCATGTGTATCTTGTGTACTTCTTTTTGTTGTTGTACTAATACTTTGATGTCTATGAAAAAGGCTCATATTATTTCATTTTCTTTTTTAAATCTTCTAACTCAAATTCTAAATCATCAACTCTTTCAACTTCAGCTTTAGTATCTTCCAAATCTCTAAGTAATTGTTCTTTCTCAAAAGCAGAAAGAAATCCTTCTTGACCTTCGGTTTTCTTATCGGCTGCTACAATCTTTTGTGCTAACCCAGCTAACTTAACCAATTGGTCATCGTTTTTTACCGAAGAATCAACTAAGCTAGAAATGATTGGTCCAACACTAGCTACATCGCCGGCATGCTTTACCATTTTCTTAAGTTCTTCTATAAGACCACTAATTTTTTGCTTTTTTGATATTTGATTGTTATAGATATCCTCAAAAAGACCACTTAATGATTTACCTTTAAATAATTCGAATTCTGTTG